AATAGCCTCGGAGGTGCGGCAGGGCTTTCAAGATCGCTCGCGTGGAATGAAAGGTTCGCAGGAGTCGCTGACAACGGTGGTAGTGAAGGATGCGGCGAATTGGCCGACGCCAGCTGTTTCGGATCGGAGGGGGCCGAACTCCAATCAGAAGGGCTTGAGCAATTCCGTCAAGCATGGCCTTCCCGCCCCGGAGAACCCCAGCACGGATGGGAGCCTCCCAGAGTCGTTGGATCAGTCCCAGCGAAACTGGCAAACTTTTGCTCACGGGACGCACAACAGGGGGGAAACCCCGCACAGACAAGTGGTGAGGGCTTTGGTGCATGGGGAGAAGGCGCAGACGCAATGCCTAACGGTGGATCAAGTGTTTGCAGAGGAGATACTGGGGACGAATCCCAAGCAAGAGTCGTGGCCAACTCCATCGGGATACATGAATACAAATGCAGCGGAAGAGAATCGGAACAGTTTGAATCTTGGGATGCAAGCGAAGCAATGGGCAACGCCGATCATGGGCGACTCGCATCTGGCATCGACGCCGGAAGTGGCACAGAAGCGGATCGAGGAGGGCAAAGTGACATTGAGCAGGCAGAACCCCGGCAAGCTCAACCCCAGATGGGTGGAGACACTGATGGGTCTGCCGATAGGATGGACTATGCCGAGTTGTGCGTCTCCTGTGACAATCGTACCGATGAACTCCGACTCCTCGGCAACGGAGTTGTGCCTGCAACAGCAGAACGAGCATTCAGAACTCTTTGGGAGGAACTCCAATGACTAAGCGCCCAGCATTTCAATTCTACCCCGGCGACTGGCTGCGCGACACAGGGCTGCGGTCCTGTAGCGCGGCGGCTCGCGGACTCTGGATGGATATCCTTTGCTTCATGCATGAAGGTTCACCCTATGGTTACCTCAAGGTTAACCATAAGGTTATCCTTGCACCCAACCTTGCTCGTATGTGCGGGCTAACCTTGCAGGAAACGGAAGGGTGTCTGGCAGAACTCGCCGAGGCTGGCGTTTTCGAGACCGACGAGGAGGGTGTGATCTTTTCGCGCCGGATGATTCGGGACGAAGAGCTTCGTAATAAGCGGGCTGCGTGTGGTCACCTCGGAGGCAACCCAACCTTGAAGGATAACCCGAAGGTTGGAGTTTGCTTATCCACCGAGGTTAAGCAAAAGCCAACCCCTTCTTCTTCATCTTCATCTTCATCTTCTAATACTTCTACTAAAGTAGAAGTAGGCGCTCCGAAAAAATCCTATCTTCTCGATGAGGAGTTCTGGGCTGAAATGCGGAGGCACTACCCCAATGTCGATGTCGAGGCCGAGTCTCGCAAAATGGATGCATGGCTCCTCGCCCGCCCCGCTCGCAAGAAGACCCGGATGTTTGTCATCGGCTGGCTCAACAAGGTGGAACCGGCATTGGCCCCAGCCAAGGTCGAGGAGGTAGAGCAATGGTGACCACCTACCAACCCTGTGCGAGCGAGGAATGTTTCGAGTCGGTCCCGCTACCCGACGAGAACGTGTCGAGGTACTTCCCCAACCTCCGGGTGCTGTGCGAGGACTGCCTCGCTCGGCATTCCGAGAAGCTCCGCGAGGAGCAGGCCGCAGAAGAGCAGGAGAGGCGGCAGGAGGCATTCAATGCCCTATGTCCACCACTCTACCGCCAAAGCGACCTCGGACGCATTCCAAGCACCTTCCTGCGCGAATGCGAGGCATGGCAGTATAATCCAGTTGGAATGGGCCTCATTGGCCCAGCGGGCTGCGGGAAGACCAGAGCGGCATGGATACTGCTCAAGCGACTGCATTTCAGCGGGCTGCGGGTCTTCGGGATAACCTCAACGGCATTCGCTAAAGCCTGCGCCGACCAGTGGCACGACGACAACCAATCCAAGGCGCTGGCCGAGGACACGCTCGCCCGCTGCCGCCGCACGAAGGTTCTCCTCCTCGATGACCTCGGCAAACAGAAGATGACCGAGCGCAGCGAGTTGGAACTCTTCGACCTCCTTGAACACCGATCCTCCCACGAACTGCCCATCATCTGGACGGCGAATGCCGCCAAGGGTGACCTACGCAAAATGCTCTCGTCCGACAGGGGCGAGCCGATCCTCCGGCGGTTATCGGAGTTTACAAACATCATCAACGCAGAAAAATGATTACAGATTCATACATACCAAGGGAATCAAAAGAGATTCAGCAAGCCGAAGACCAATTGAAATTAAATGTCGAAAAAGCATGGGCGGCAAAACTTGAAAAGCTACCGACAACTTATTCTTTAGATTATGCAATCAAAAGAGAAGAAGAGGTATATGCATGGGCAGAATTAAAATGCAGAAACCATGCATTTGGAACATATAATACTTACATGATTTCATTAAAAAAATGGAAAGCCTGTCGGGAACTTGAGGCATCTAGTCATAAAAAGGCATTTTTGATTGTTGGGTTTTCTGATGGGGCATACTGGCTACAAACAAGTTCTGTAAACATTTTCCAACTTAAAATGGGAGGAAGGAGTGATCGGGATTGGAGCGTAGATCGAGAACCTTGTGTCTTTTTTAGCATCAACTATTTCAAAAAATTGCAGTTTTGACTGATACCAATGAATTCGCTCCAGTACTATATCCGACTCAACAAACTTAACGAGGTGGAGGTGCTGAACCTCCTGCAAAACCACGGCATAATTTCCGACAACTGCACCAACGCAGCCGATGTCGGAGACAGCGGGAAGGCAGTTTCCTTCCTCAACATCAACAACAACAAAGAAAATGGACAAGACTAACAAAGGCACATTCCGCAAAAATAAGCAGAAAGAAAAAGAGACCCACCCCGACATCAAGGGCCAAATTAACGCTGGTGGCGTAGACTATTGGCTCTCTGGGTGGCAGCGCACTGGTGAAGACGGCATCTGGTACTCTCTTGCATTAACTGAGAAGGAAGCGAAACCAACAACTAAAGTTGAGTTTAATGACCAAGAAATCCCGTTCTAATCGCGAGATTGTCTGCCAAGGGGCCGCAGGGACAGAGACCTGCGGTTCCGACCGCGCGGACAGGTGGTGGGCCAAGCTGGAGGGCGACATTGACGCCGCCTGCAAACGCTTTTGGCAAGCCACGCCCGAACGCCGCAAAATCGAAGCCGCTCGTCGCCGCCAAGAATTTTTATTTTAAATTATGAATACACCAGAAACAGATCATCTTGAAAATGAACTTGGAAGTGCGGCAAAGTTCTCTCATCCGGTTATATGGAAACACGCAAGACAGCTTGAGCGCGAGCGCAACGAGGCGAGGGAAGAGGTGAGGTTACTCAAGGGCATCCTCGATGTGATTAAAAAGGAGGCGCAGTGAACTGGACCCATGACCAACTCGAAAAGCTCGGCTACAAACCAAACCCAGATGGAAGCTACTCTCACTCTACAACTGCCGGGATATACAACCCCAAGCCTCAACCGGCTACTCGGCCAGCATTGGACCCTCCTCCAAAAGGAGAAAAAACGCGCACGCCTCGCACTTCTCTCATCATTACGAGGCATGCCGTGCGGCTCCTCGATGCCGATAATTATGCGGGCGGTTGCAAGCCTCTCATCGACCAACTCCGATACGCCAAGCTCATCGAAGACGACGACCCGGAAACCATCGAAATCACATTCCGCCAAGTCAAGTGCAAAACGAAAGCCGAAGAAAAAACGACCATCCAAATAAAATCGTGAAACCCGCCGAGCTAGGTTTTAAGCGGCTCCGCAAGCCACCAAAATTATTTTCATTTTCTTGAAAAAAAGTTGTTGACGGGAAATCAAGATTGTGAGATTGTATGTCCAGATCGGAGCCACCACGGCGACGACGAAACCAAAAAACCAAATCAAAAATATGAACCAAGCAGAACGCATCACTAACCTCTTCGCCTACGACTTCAACGGGAACCCCGGCGCAGTAATTACTAAAAGCAGCAGCTACACATTTGACCAATACGAACCAAGTCACACCGCATGGCTGCGCCGAGAAGACAATGTTCGTGGATCGCTAAAAATCACCCGCGACGCCAAGCATGGCGGCTCAAACGCCACCTTTAGCCCCGCCCACTTCGCCGCCTAACCCCACCCGGCGCGGGTTCGATCCCCGCGCCAAACCCAACCAATCAAATGAAAATATTCAAATCGGATAGTGATACAGGCAAAACAAAATCGATCAGCGTTAAGCAAGCTTTGCGCGATCTTGGTGTAACTTTATACGATGTGCTATTAGAATCAAAGTGCGTCTCATGCGGGACCACTTATTGGCATATCAAATGAACAAAACTAAGAAGCATGGCGGCAAGCGACCCGGATCGGGTCGCCCCGCCGGGGTCAAAAGCAAAAATGCCAAGGGCAGGACTGCGGTCACTCGTTCCATTTCCATGTCGCCAGAATCATGGGCGAAACTTGATGAGCTAAGAGGAACTATGCCGAGAGGCAAGTTCATCGAACAGCGAATGTAGGGGATTATAAAAGGGGGAACTCCGTTCTTGTCAAGACAAGTTTCGACTGATACCGAACGAACATGAAGATCAACCCCAAACAAGAAGCGTTCTGCCAAGCCTATGCGAGCGGTCTCTCAATAACTCAAGCCTATGTCAAAGCCGGTTACTCCGAAAATGGAGCAGGACAGAGCGGCGAGAAATTACTGAAAAATACTGATATCAGTAAGAGAGTGGAAGAACTCCGCGCCAAGGTGGAATCGAAGATGACCTACAAGCGAGAGACTTACCTCGAAACACTCCGCGAGCGGTTCATGGAAATGCCGCCGGAATCCTCAACGTGCGCGAAGTATGGCGAGATGCTCGCGAAGGCGATGGGATGGAATGAGCCGGAAAAGCTAGACATCGTCGGTGCGTTGGAAATCAACCTCACCATCGGTGGCCAAAATTAACATCTCCATCGTCCCGCGACCGCAACTCGCGAGCTACCTCCACCGCACGCAACGCTGGGCCGTGATGGTGCTTCATCGCCGCGCTGGGAAGTCGTTTGTTTGCATCCAAGACCTCATCGTCAAGTCGCTCCAGCATAAGCGCAGCGGGCCACCTCTCCGCTATGCTTATGTGGCTCCGACTCGCGAGCAGGCGAAGGACATTGCTTGGAAATACCTTGTGCAATTTACTTCTCAAATCCCCGGCGTGGTGGTGAACAAGGCGGATCTCGCTATCACCTTTCACAACCAAGCGACCATCCGCCTCTACTCTGGCGAAGCGTTTGAGCGCCTGCGCGGAATCTACCTCGATGGCGTGGTGATGGACGAGGCCGCCGATCTGGACCCAGCGGCATGGGATAACGTCATCCGGCCTACGCTCACCGACTACAATGGATGGGCGACATGGGTCGGCACGCCGAAGGGCAGGAATCTCTTTTGGAAGCAATGGAACAGGGCGTGCGCGGACAGCGAGTGGTTTTCGCTTATGCAACGAGCCAGCGAGTCGGGGATCATTCCTTCCGCTGAACTCGATGACATTAGAAAAGGCACGACCGAGAATGCCTACCAGCAAGAATACGAGTGCAGTTTCAATGTGGGACGTCCGGGTGCGATCTATGTGAGGTCACTTGAAAAGGCCCGCGCTGAGAAGCGGGTGACCAACGACATTTTGTGGTTCAAAGAACTGCCGGTCTACACAAGCTGGGATGTGGGCGCTCCGCTGAACCAGAAGGTGTGGGTCTGGCAGATGGTCGGTGACCGCATCAATTACATCGAGGCGCTCTCTGGTTCAGATGAGTGCGCTACGCCAGCAGACTGGGCTGCAAGACTCAAGGATCGCCAGTACGGCTACGGTGGGCATTTCATTCCGCATGACGCCGCAGCGGAAGTCGGAGGACTCTGGCAGGAGGCGCTCGGTCGCAGCGGATTGACCGGCGTGGTTCCTGTGCCTCGGCAGATCAGCGTTTGGGATGGCATCAATCTTGCCAACGATGCGTTCCCTCGCATCTCGATCAACGAGGCTGGATGTGCCGATGGACTAGAGGCGCTCGATGCCTACCATGCGCAGGAGGAGCGCGATGGCGTAACCATCAAGGATGTGCCGGTGCATGACTGGAGTAGCCATTACGCCGATGCCTTCTCGCTCTCGCACCAAGCGATTAAGCGTGGGATGGTGGTCGACCGATCCGCGATCCCACGGAAGGCCGAGCGGGGCGAAGCGTCCAGAGTGGTGGCAGGATTCCGGGGTGGGGGATTCGGAAAGGTGAGGCGGTGAAACGCGAACTGGAACTCCAAATCCTAGACCTTTACCGGCGCTACCCGCAGACGCGATCCTTCGCGGAAGAGGTCGAACTCACCGCATGGAATGGAGTCGTCATCAACACCGAGGATTTCTTCATGCTCGCCCGCCCGGTTGACATCCACGACCCGCAGGAACGCTGGCGCGATGCCGCCTACACATACCACAGGTTGTGCCAGAACTGCTGGCTGATCACAATATATTGTGGTATCAGTCAAAATAATCCTTGCCATTTCGCTCCTCACACCCTTCCGTTAGTCGCATGGAGTCGTCGGAATCGACCGCTCCGAATTTACGAAACCTCGAAAATAAAACCACGATGCGACTCACTGACCACCAACTCAACCCCATCCTCTCGCCTGTCCTAGCTTGGTTCGGAGGTGGAGGTTCAAAGGGTCCAAGTAAATCAGACAAAGCCGCAGCCGCAGCGCAAACTGCCGCTGCCGAGAAACGCGCAGAAGAGCAGGCCGCGATGATGAAGGAGCAGATGCGTGTGCAGGCCGAGCAGGCCGCAGAGCAGAAGCGCCAGCAGGAACTCACCATGGCCAGAATGGAGGCCAATAAAGCCGCACCCGGCGCTCGCGTGGATCAGAATGCCCCCGATGACCAACTGCCCGCCGCGCAGCGCCGGAAAGGCATGCGCCGAAGCATTCTTGCCGGGGAGAGTAACCAGATGGGATATGATTCCAGCAAGCAGTCCACTCTCGGTTAGTTTTGACTGAACCCGATGAACGGCAACAATCCCGAACTCGCAGACAGGGTCATTCAGCGGCACGTTGAGTTGGTCCATGCGCGTGCGACTTGGGAGTCACTCTGGGAGGACATCGCAAAATATGTGATGCCTCGCAAGGCGGGCATGTTCACGCAAAACACATCGCCCACCACGGAAGATGAGTCGCAGTTATTCGACGCGACTGCGGTGCGGGCGAACATGATCTTGGCCAATGGCCAACTGAGTTGGATGACGCCACTCGAAAGTCGATGGTTCTCGCTTGAACCTCCAAAGTCGATGGAGTCTGAGGACGAGGTCGAGCAATGGTTCAAGCGTTGTACCGAGGTCATGCAGGCCGAGCTTTCCCGCAGTAATTTCTACACGGAAATCCACGAACTCTATCTGGACCGAGGATGCTTTGGGACTGCTGCGATTCTTGTCGAAGGTGGAAAGAACAACTCACTCAATTTTACCAAGCTCGACATGGGAAGCTTCGCGATCAGCGAAGATGACGAAGGCTATGTCGATACGCTTTCCCGCGAGTACGAGATCACGGCTCGGCAGGCCGCGCTCAAGTTCGGAATCGAGGCGCTTACCGAGGCGATGCGGAAGGATTTGGAGAAGCCCAACTCCAACAAGAAATTCACCTGTATCCACCTCATATCTCCTCGCGGACCGGGCGAGATCGAGGATGGCAAGCGTGATGGGGCCAACAAGCCCTACGCCTCTGTCTATGTGGAGAAGGCGACCAAGCATGTCTTCCTCAAGTCGGGCTTCGATGAGCAACCGTTCTTTGTCACCCGCTATCTCAAATGGAAGAACAGCGAATGCTACGGCTACTCGCCAAGCTGGACGGCGCTTCCCGAATGCAAGCAACTCAACTTCCTTGAGAAGCAACTCGATTCTCTGGCAGAGATTCACGCCTTCCCGCGCATCCTCATCCCTGCTGGGTTCGATGGCGACATCGACCTGCGTGCGGGAGGCGTGACGTATTTCGATCCGAACAACCCCGGAGCAACCCCGAAGGAATGGGGAACCGGTGGACGCTACGACATCGGCGTCGAGCGGGCTGAAGGAAAACGCAAGGCGATCAACGAAGCGTTCCATGTGGACCTTTTCCAGATGTTCGCTCAACTCCAGAAGCAGATGACCGCTCGCGAAGTCGCCGAGCGTGCGAGCGAAAAGCTCATCCAATTTTCTCCCACATTCGCTCGTCTCACGACTGAGCTATTCAATCCGCTCCTTCGCCGGGTATTCGCGATCCTTGCGCGTGCTGGCAAGTTCCCGCCTCCTCCCGAAGCTTTCCAGATGACCGGCATGGTTCCCGATCCAGAGGTCTCCTACAACTCGCGGATCGCACTTGCGATCAAGTCGCTCGAAAACGCCGCCTTCATCCGCACCAGTGAGATGCTCCTGCCCTTTGCCAATCTTCGCCCGGAGATGCTGGACAACTTTGATTTCGACGAGATCACCCGTGACATGGCCCGCAACGATGGCCTGCCTGCCCGCTGGCTCATGGATGAAGAAATGGTCGCACAGACCCGCGCACAACGAGCGCAGGCCGCACAAGCTCAAGCGCAGGCCGAGCAGATGGAACGTCAAGCCGCAGCCATCGGCAAGGTCGGTGGCGTGAAGCAAGACTCGGCCATCGCTCAAATGCTCCCCGGTATGGCATGATGGCTCCCGAAGACAAATCTGCCGCCCTCAAGCGTGAGCGTGAGCGCCAGCGCCTCACCAATGCCTACCACCGTGTTTTCGATACGAAGGATGGCGCTCTCATCATCGCTGACATTAAGACCCAGTTCGCGACCGACTCGCAGGTCTTTCTCCCCGGCTACGATTTCAACCCTGTGGTCGCCGCACTTCGCGATGGCCAGCGGGGCGTTCTCATTCACATCGAGACCATGCTTCGCCGCCCCGTCATCGCCGATGGCGATATCGAGACTCCCAAACGAAAAGTCAAAAAATGAGCAAGAAAAACACCGACATCCCGCCTCGCCCCGAAATGGACCCCATGCTCGGCGACAAGACCATCGAGCTTGTCGAGTGGCTTCGCGACTACGCCCCAGAGGAATTCCAAAAGACCTACGCCGGTCGCGAGACCCATCTCGGTTACCACCCCGAAAAGTAGGGTTGTTTTGACTGATACCATTTATGGAAGACACCACCGACACCTCCTCCGAGCAGAGTTTGCTCGACACAGGAGCCGCCACCAACGCCGAAGCGCCAGCCGCAACGGAGACATCAACCGCAACGCAACACACAGGCTACGTCAACCCGGACGGCACATTTGCCGATGGTTGGACGAATAACCTCCCGGAGGATTCTGCCGCCTACAAAGACACGCTCAGTAAATACAAGAGCGTTCCCGACATGGCCAAGGCGCTCGCGAATGCGAATGCGCTGATTGGAAAAAAGCTTGGCGTACCGAATGAGAAATCCTCACCCGAAGAGGTCGCGGCATTTCGTCGTTCGCTCGGAGTTCCCGATACGATTGACGAGTACAAGTTCGCTCCCGATGCGCTCCCAGAGGGCATGACATGGGATGACAACAACGTCAAAAACTACGCTGAGATCGCCCACAAGCACAACATACCGCCCTCCGCGATGAAGGCGCTAGTGACCGAACACGCAAAGATGGAGCATTTCAAAATGCAGGGCATGCAGGCGCAGATTGAGAAGCAGCATGTCGAGGCGGTCAACACCCTCAAGAAGGAGTGGGGAGGGGAGTTTGAAAAGAACATCGGACTCGCCAAGCAGGCCGCGAAGATCGCGGGAGTCAATGCAAACTCACAGGGATTTGCAGACCCCGAAGTCGTCCGTGGATTCGTTCGCATGGCTCAAATGATGAGCGAGGACAAGGTCGGGCGCTCGATGAGTGGCTCAGAGTTTATGACCGGCTCGGCCCGCGCCAAGGACATCATGACCAATCCCGACAACACTTGGCACAAGCGGTACATGGAGGGCGACCGCGAGGCCGCGACTCTGGTGACCGGACTGCTCAAGCAGGGATGACAATTTCGCGGGGTGGAGAAAAGGTATCTTGCAAGGCCCATACCCTTGAGTTCCGGGTTCGACTCCCGGCCCCGCAACATTTTTGAAAATATGTTTTGACTGATACTTAATCGGGCTGAAACGTAAGACCGTCAGAGCAGACACCTCCTTGTTGAGCCTGCTCCCTAATTACCCGCCGCCGCTGACCCCACACGGGACACTCGGAGAGCGAAGGGAGCAGAACAAATACATCAGTTTCGACTGATACCAACCCAACTCAACAAAGGAATAAAATGGCAGACTTAAACGGCGTTCTCACGAACGTACCAAATCACTACACCACCCAGTTCGACAGCAACTGGAAACACCTCGTTCAGCAAAAGAATAGTGCGCTGAAACAATACGTCACCATCGATTCAATCGAAGGTAAGGAAAAATCCTACAATCAAATCGACGCAACAACGATGACGCAGATCACGGATCGCTCACGCGACACCCGTATCACGGATCAAGCGATGGCCAAGCGTTGGATTCGCCCACAGCAATACGACTGCGCCAAACTCGTAGACGAATGGGATGAGCAACTCCTCGGTGAGGTTGTCCTTCCAACTAGCCCGATCATCCAATCGCATGCTCAAGCTTACGCTCGCACCTGCGACACGATCATCATCGGCGCTCTCGGCGGCACGGCCTACACAGGCACGACCGGCACAACGGCTACCGTATTGCCAGCAGGCCAGAAGGTCGCTGTCAACTATGTGGAATCCGGCGTTGCTGCCAACAGCGGTCTCACCATTGCCAAGCTCCGCGCTGCGAAGTTCCTCTTCGACAGCAACGAAATTGACGAGGAAGAGGAGCGCATCATGGTTGTGTCCGCCAAGCAACTCCAAGACCTGCTCCGCACGGTCGAGGCGACATCGGCAGACTACAACAGCGTGCGCGCCTTGGTGGACGGGGCTTTGAATACCTTCATGGGCTTCAAATTCCGCCGCAGCCAACTCCTCACCAAAGTCTCCACCGTTCGTTCCTGCTACGCCTACGTCAAGTCGGGCGTGATTCTGGCCGAGCGTGGACTGAAGACTCACATGGACGTCCGCACGGACCTCTCGCACTCCCTGCAAATCCGCTCCGTGGCCAGCCTCGCCGCTGTCCGCATGGAAGAGAAGAAGGTCGTCGAGATCGCTTGCGACGAAGCTTAAAAAAAGCACCCCGCTGGCAGACCGGGACAATGTCTGCCACCTACTTTTTAACTCTCTGTACCTGCCTCAATGACGGACGTTCAAATCTGCAACTTGGCCCTCGCTCGACTTGGTGATGCTCGTATCACCACGCTCGCCGATGCGACCGCACAGGCGCAGTATTGCACGCTCTTCTACTCGCAGACTTTGGAGGAACTCCAGACGGAGTTCGATTGGCAGTTTTGCCGGAAACTCGCCTCGCTAACCGCTGACTCCACTGCCCCGGCTTTTGGCTACGCCCGCCGGTTTGCTGCTCCCTCCGACTTCCTGCGACTCATCCGCCTCAACGGGATCGATGAGGATGAGAATTTCTCCAAGTGGGAGATCGTGGACGGATTCATCCACACCGATCTCGCGGCTCCCGCGCAGATCGAATACATCGCAAAAGTCACCGAATCCGCAAAGTTCCCGGCGGTCTTTGTCGAAATCCTTTCTGCAAAGCTGGCCACGAACCTCGCGATGCCGCTCACCGGGTCAAAAGACCTTTTCTCTCAAATGGCCGAGGTTTTTTCGGCCAATATGCAGCGCCCGATTGTCAAGGCGTTGATCCTCGCGACCGCCAAGGACCGCCCATCGACCGCGCTCACTGAGGACGAACTCTGCCGCCAAGCGATTCTGCGGGTCGGGACTGCCGAGCAGTTCGGCCCCTCCTCGCAGGCGATGCTTCTTGCCAAGTCGCTCTACCCGCAGGTGCGCGATGCCTTGCTCCTAGCCGGGTCGTGGACGTGGGCGATGAAAAGCGGGACCGTCATCGAGACCCTGCCTCGCCCAGAGTACAAGTGGTCCTACCGTTACGCGATCCCGTCCGACTGCCTGCGCGTCTTCCGGGTCAATGACTACGACTATTCAACCGGCGACTCCGCATGGGAGGTCGCAGGCAACTTTGTCCTCACCAATGCCGATTCCGGCACGCCCGCATGGGTCGTGGATCGTGTCTACGATGTCGGCAATGCGGTTTCCAATAACGGAGTCGTCTACCGATGCGTGGTTGCCGGATCGACCAAGCAACCAGGCGTCACCACGGGGTGGACGACCGACTGGGATGTCTGGCTCGGCAAGGCCATCACGCTGGAATACGTCAAGAAGGTCACCGATGTCCTCGCCTTCGACTCCCTTTTCATCGATCTCCTCACGGCAAACCTCGCCGCCAAGCTCGCCGTCCCACTGACCGGCGATGCCAACAAGGCCGCACTCCTCGCCAAGGAAACCGAAATCCTCGGCAAAAACCCTGCCATGCGCCGGGACTCGACCGAACGCAAGGGTCGCATCAAGCCTGCGTGGATG